AACAGTGCAATGTGGTGGGGCAGTCCCTCTCAATACAGTAACAACCAAAATGGCACTAAGTACAATATCGGTGATGAAACTGAGCAACTACCTATTATGAAGCTTCACACAGACGAACAAAAAAGTGACGATAACGATTACTATGCATGGCTGCGGGACATATATAACTCCAACGAATTTGTTATAGCGAACAGCGATGGTTCTGCGCAGCTGGGCGACGCGAGCTTCATTGGCGATGTTCGGGCTTTCTTCCTCATCAATTAATCTTTAAATCCAGCTAGGAAGTCTTTAATGTGACCTTGTGGAAAGTAAATAAAATAAAGCTCTCATTTATGGCAAACGTTAGTGACAATGGACCACCCTTAAAAGTGGTCTTTTTTAATGCAAAAAAATAATTAATTTATGAAAGGAAAATATTATGACAGAAGAAACAAATCAAGCTGCTACTGAGCAATCAGCACAACCAGTGCAAGAAGAAATGGTAACCATTTATGCAAGTACAAATGAGGTACCATTTGCTGCAATGCTTATTCCAAAAAAATGGGCAAATATTGGTAATACTTATCCAATGACTACAATTGAACCTGATCCAAGTCTTAAATCTCCAAAAATGGATTGGAATCAAATGAAGTGGTTTGAAAATGACAATGCTCAAAAGGGCATTGATATGGAGAATTTAAAGCAAGAAGTTGATACACTAAATGGAAAAGGCCAAGAATCTGATACAAAGATTGACCAGCTTTTGCAAATATCGCTTCAAACTAATAAAACATTAGGTCAATTACTTACTGATAAGCCAACGTCCTCTGCAACTACTTCTACAGCGGATAAGCCAACGTCCTCTGCAACTACTTCTACAGCGGATAAGCCAACGCAATCTACAACTACTTCTACAGCGGATAAGCCAACGCAATCTACAACTACTTCCACAGATGTTAAAGGAGGGGCTCAATAATGTTTACAATTTACAAAATGGAATATGACTTCGGCTGGATTACCAAAGAAGAACTGCGATCTTATATACCTGACTATGATTTATCCCAAGATGAGTACAATCGAATCGTGGGTGACAATAATGCGACTGCACCGCAAGCTCAACCTGCACAACCACAGGCTTAATCGCTGGAACTTTATCAAAACTGGCTCAGTGATCGCCATTCTGGCAATCTCTTTCATGATCGACCGTAATTACTTCTTCTTTCCGCCTAGCTTAGCACCAGTATGGAATGATATGTGGGCTGATATTATTGGCTTACTGGCTGGCGTAGATTTAATTCTGTGTGGTGTCTTAGATATACACGTGGATTTGCTGATCAAACTTGGGTTAGGCGTCTCAGTAGCGTTTTTGACTGCTTTGCTGATTGCCGAATTCTTTCATGTGTTTGGCATCGGCTACTTTAGATTTCACCCAGCAATTATTTTTGAAATTTACACAATCGTCAATCTAATGCAGATTGCATATGAGTATCAACCACAAAATAATGGTTAGGAATGGAGCGATACACTTGCAAGGCCTTAAGGACATACTTAGTGTACTAGCTCCATTTTTACTGGGATTGGTGACGAGTTATCTAAGCGATAGAAGATCAACGAGACATGATAGCCACATTTTCTTAGTGGACGACTATCAGTCTGTGATCAATGAAAACAAAGAGTTACGTAGAGAAAACGACAAATTACGAAAGGAATTACAAAATGACAATTAAAGATTGGATTTATTTAGGTATTACAGTAGCAAGTTACTTACTTGCTATTATTGCGGGCGTATACGCTAAGGATAAGGCTAAGATTAATCGCGCTACACGTGCCGGACAAGCCTTAGATGTGCTAGGAAAATTAGCTACCAATGCAGTGCATGAAGCAGAGTATATTGGTGGCAGTGGTCAAGAAAAACGTGACTTTGCTAGCGAGATTATTAGGCAGGGCTTATCTTGGTTTGGGATCAAGAGCGTAACTCTTAACCAAATTAACGGTGCTATTGAACATGCTGTTAATGCTATGAATATTGCAAATCAAGACGTTAAGCCAGCTGAACCTGAAATCGCGGAAAATGTTCCTGAAAAAGACATTGTGCAACCGGAAGCACCAGCTAAGGACGTGACAGCAGATGGCAAATAGAGATTATGTCGTTGACGTGGCAGTTTACCAGTCGACTAGCATGAGTGCATATAAGCACGCTGGAGCAAGGCAAGTAATTGTCAAGCTAACCGAAGGTACTGGCTACTTTAATCCGAAAGCTCATTATCAAATAAAGTCAGCACATTACCATCATATGTATGTCCATGCTTATCATTTTGCTACATTTTCTAATTCGGTTAGTCGGGCTAGGAAAGAAGCAAAGCATTTTGTAGCCTATGCTAAGCGTCAGAACATTAGCAAGAAGCGGTATTTATGGCTTGATTGGGAAACAGGTGACGGTAATTCTGTTGTTGGTAGTAGATCAGCTAATACCAAGGCAATTTTGGCTTTTATGAGAGTTTGTCATGATGCTGGATATAAGGCAGGCTTGTACTCAGGTGCATACGTCCTAAAGCAACACGTTGACACTTCCACAATTGTTAAAAAGTATGGCACATGTTTATGGATTGCATCATATGCTACAATGGGCAGAATTGATAATCCAAACTTCAATTACTTCCCATCTATGAATGGTGTAGCTATTTGGCAGTTTACTGATAACTGGCATGGGCTTAACGTGGACGGCAACATTACGCTCAAAAAATTAATCACTAAAAAGAAACTGGCGGTTCATAAAAAGTCAGCTGAAAGACCTAAGCCAAAACCGATTAAGAAGACCGGTATTGTGTATACACCAGTTATCAACCACAACCCTAACTGGAAGATTCGGTTACTAGATTCTAATGGTCATTACATGGATCAATACATTAGAACTAATACGCACTGGAAATACTTTGATGTTAAGACCATTCGGGGCATGAAGTGCTATAAGCTTGGTACTGATAAACAGTGGGTACCAGCTAAGTATGTAAATAAAGTTTAGTTATAGATGGATCTACTTTTTATCCATAAAATAAGCCACTCTGGGGAGTAATTCCCTGGAGTGGTTTTTTTTCGTTACAATTATTTAAAAAACGTAGCTTTTTCCCTTTACTTTTTAAGTATATATGGTATTATATAAGTGTAAAGAGAAATAGAAGAAAAAGAGGTACAAAAAATGCCTAAAGCACCTTATTTAATCAATGAAGACAATGTCCCGTGGGACTATAAGCCTGCTACCAGCGATTATCAAGCACAGGAGGACTTTACAAAATGGTTTTCATCTGAGCACGGAAAAACAGCAGTTCTGATTGGGATTCGTACAGATGAATCTTACGATCGGTTTAGAGCTATTAAATCAAACCACAAGGTTAACTCTTATGGTGATAAAGAATACTTAGTTTCTAAAGACAAAATTACTGTCAATGCTTATCCAATTTACGACTGGTCAGTAAAAGACATCTGGGTATGTAACGGCAAAGAAGCTTTTAAATATAACAAAATTTATGATCTGTACTATCAAGCTGGCATGAAAATAAATAAAATGCGTGTAGCATCCCCATTCTTATCAGAAGGATTATCAGATTTGCATTATTACCAAGTTATTGAGCCCGATACATGGGCTAAAATGCTAGGAAGAGTCAACGGAGTCAACTTTGCTGGCATATACGGTAATACTACCGCTATGGGCTGGAGAAATATCAAGCTTCCGAAAGGTATGACATGGAAGCAATATTTGAAGTTTCTACTTTCTACATTGCCTGAACAAACAAGAAAAGACTACCAAAAAATTTTTAAAACTAGTATAGAGTTTTGGGATAAGAAAGGCGGTGTTCTTGATGATGAAACCATCAAAGAACTTCAAGATGCAGGTATACCACTAGAAATTAAGGGTAAAACGAATTATAAAACACAAAAAAAGGCAGTGGCATTTCATGACTATCCTGACGATGCACCTGTCAAAAAATTTAGAACGGTTCCATCGTACAAGCGTATGTGTATCACAATCATGAAAAATGATCACACCGCTAAGTATATGGGCTTTGCAAGAACCAAAGCACAACAAGAAAAGAGGAAAAAAGCAATTGAAAAATACCAAAACATCTTTTAAAAGTCCGGCATATAATGTCAGACCAGTACCAATTGAGAAAATACAAACTAACACATACAACCCTAACCACGTCGCACCGCCTGAAATGAAGCTTTTATATGAGTCGATCAAAGATGACGGATATACTATGCCAATTGTTTGTTACCATCTAAAGGACAAAGATAAGTATGAAATTGTAGATGGTTACCACCGATATACCACTATGCTAAAACACAAAGATATCTATGAAAGAGAACATGGTATGTTGCCTGTGTCAGTGATTGACAAGCCACTAGAAGACAGAATTGCATCCACAATTAGGCATAACAGAGCTCGAGGGACACACAGCGTTGATCTAATGGTTAATATCGTCAATGAATTAAAAGAATCTGGTATGTCTGATGCTTGGATTATGAAAAATATCGGTATGGATGCGGACGAACTTTTGAGATTAAAGCAAGTTGGCGGTTTGGCTGCAATGTTCAAAGATGAAGATTATAGTAAAGCATGGAAATAATGAATGATTTAGAAATGAATTAAATCTGTAAAAAAAGGGTAGGTGGTATGTTTGACAACGAGAAGCAAGTCATTAAAAAAGGCGCAGGAAAGATATTATCAAAATCATAAAGCCGTCTATAATCGAAGCTCTTACAAATCACGAGCGAAGCATTTCATATTAGACTACGCTGACAAAAGGGAGCTAGAGTGGCTAGAAAATTTAATACAGCAAAGAATGGGAGAACTGTAAAAGGCTCTCTCTTTTTTGCTAAAAAATACTATTATATTTGCACTTATTAACAATTTTAGTTGACTTTCTACATATATATGGTATTATATAAATGTAAAGAGAAATAGAAGAAAAATGAGGTACATAAAAATGATTATTAAAGATCAAACTAAAAATGGACAAATCGTAAACGCAATTAAATCTTATGATGAATTAACTGATGAAGAAAAAGCAGCCTTAACCTTCGCTTGGACTGAATCCAAAGAAGACTATGCTAACTACCAAGTAAGATATAAC